TGGTGTGTTGAACGTAGATGTAGAGTTCACCGACACCTCTACTACGCCAGATTCGGTAAGTTCCTCTGATACTTTTACCATCACTGTTATTGAAGATATTACGAGGGACTAACAATGGCTAAGTTCAATCTTACTGCTACAGTTAACACGTCCCTTGCAGGAACCACCCTAGAGGGGGAACAGGGGATTACCATAGGTGTCCTCAGTAGTAAGGGCGATACCGGCGCTACTGGACCCACTGGACCCACTGGACCTCAAGGAGATCAGGGGCCGCAAGGTATTCAGGGTATCCAAGGCATTCAAGGTATTCAAGGCCCGGCTGGTGCTGATGGTGCTGATGGAGCAGATGGTGCTGACGGTGGCCGCAATATACCACAGAACATCGACACAGGCACGGTCACTCTAGACATCAATGATGCTGGTGACCATATTTCCATCTCTAGCCCCACTGGCACTGGTGTCACTGTGCCTGCTAACGTGTTTTCTGTTGGTGATGTAGTCACTGTCTACAACAACTCCACAAGCACCCTGACCATCACTCAAGGAACTAACGTAACACTTCGTCAGGCTGGGACTGCTAATACAGGAGACCGTACTCTGGCTCAGTATGGTGTCTGTAGCATCATGTGTGTAGCTGATGTAACAGATGCTGACGTGTTTGTTATTGGTGGAGCGGGACTTAGCTAATGGCTTTAGCACAAGCACTGATGATGGGTTATCTGCCACCTTCAGCGCCTCTTCAGTTTGTTGGAACAGAGACCGCTTTTGAGACCTCCAATACCCTAAGCTATGTAGATGTAAGTATCCCATCAGACGCTTCATCAGGTGACTTGCTGGTTATTAATGGGGCAACACGAATTGTTTCTTCTACCGCAGTAAGTGCCGTTGACAACAACTCAAATGCATCGACTCTCGTAAGCTCTTTTACTGCTCTTGCTCGCCCAAACTTTGCGTCTTTCTACCTTCTGCACGATGGCTCTGCGAACTCAATAAGGGTGACTTTTGCCTCCGACAGCGGTACTGACACTGTTGCTGCAAGATGCTCCGCCTTTAGGCCAGACTCGTTTAGCACAGTTTCGGTAGCAGGGCAAAGCATTGCGAGGGACGTAGTCGCTGTAAGCACCTCTTTAAACGGATTAGCAGCCGCACCTAATCCCGGCATTCGTCTTTCATTTGCAGCCGCCTCCGCTCGCCCAGAGGCTGTTGGTTTTAATGATACGTTGGACTTATCCCTAACTTCGGGGGCAAGTGGCTGGTCTTTTAGTAACAATGACGATGAAATAGCTTGGGGATACTTGGTCGAGAGTGCAGGGACAGCGTGGACAAATACTACAGTCTCAGGTTCACCTGATGAAACTCAGCAAGTCGTAAACATTTTTGCCCTAGACCTAACTTGAGGTATAAATAAATGGCAACCATTACTCATAAGAAGGGTGATACACTAGAGCTTACCTTCCAGCTTAAGCGGGATGGGTCGGCTGTAGACATCACCAACTACACAATCACCAGTCAGTTGAGAGACTCTACGGACGCTCTCCTGACCACTAACAACTTCAACGGCAGTCTTACTTTTGCTTTGATTGATGCCTCGTCTGGCCAATTCAAACTGTCTGCGTCCTCTACTGCTACAGCAGAGTGGGATACTCGTAAATATGACTGTGACGTGCAACTTATTGATGGCGACAGTGAGACTAGCTCTTCTGAGACGTTCAAAATTGATGTAATCAAAGACATTACGAGGGTCTAATGGCTAAGTACGAGCTATCTTTAACGGTTAATAGTGCTAACGCAGATGTTCTAACTCTAGGCTCAGACAACCTTGTCTTGGACGTTACGCCTCAAGCCCCTGTTAGCTTGTCCGTACTTGAACTTCTAGGCCCAAGGGGTGAGCCGGGTGCGCAAGGCCCTGCTGGTCCTGCCGGGACAACCACCCTTGCTGGTCTTACAGATGTAGGCAATGCAGACACGGCCACTGTTGGACAACTCCTACAGGCGGATGGTGATGATACCTTCAGTTTTGTTACTGTCTCTGGGGCTACTAACACTCTTGATGATATTACCACTAATGGCAATACGACTACCAATGACATCTCTGTAGGTGGCATTACTGCTACCTCTCTCAATACGCATACGATACCGTCTGGCACTGGCACCCTTGCCAAAACAAGCGACATCCCTACTAACAACAATCAGCTTACTAACGGCGCTAGTTACATTACCGACTACACTGTAACTGAGAGCGACGTAACGGCTCACGAAGCTGCTCTGAGCATCACTGAAAGCCAGATTAGCGACCTTGGCACTTATGCAACTCTGATCAATGGTACTGTCCCTGCAAGCCAACTTCCCAGTTATGTAGACGATGTAGAAGAGTATACTAACTACGCCAGCTTCCCGGCTACTGGCGAGACTGGTAAGATTTATGTAGACCTTTTTACGGGAGACATCTATCGCTGGTCTGGCTCCGACTATGTTCAGATTAACGATGCTGTATCCTCAGCCGACCAAGCTACTCGACTTGCTACGGCTCGTACTATTTCCCTTGGTGGAGACCTCTCAGGCTCTACGTCTTTTGACGGTTCAGCAGATGTTACGATTACTGCAACTGTAGCAGACGATAGCCACAACCATATTATTAGCAATGTAGACGGTCTTCAGACAGCCTTAGACGGTAAGCTAGATGATACTGCCACTACTGATGATGTCTCGGAAGGCAGCACTAACCTCTATTATACTGATGCTAGAGCCAACAGTGCCTTTGACACTCGCCTTGCCACTAAAGACACTGATGATCTCTCTGAAGGCACAACGAACCTCTACTACACAGACACAAGAGCCAATGCAGCTATTGATGCCCGTGTAGATGAGGACTTTATCAATGCCCTTAATGTAGATGCCGCTAGTGCAGACACCCTGACTTTTACCGTTAAAAACAGTACAGGTGCTACCCTTGAGAAAGGGTCTGTGGTTTATGTGAGCGGCCTTAACGGCAACACCCCTGAAGTCAGTCTTGCCAGAGCCAACAGTAGCAGCACTATGCCAGCCTTCGGCCTCGTTAAAGCAGATATTGCAGATACTGCTGATGGCACAGTTGACACCTTTGGCAGCCTGACTGGTCTTGACGTAGCAGACTTTGGTGAGACTGGGATCACTTTCTCACTCGGGGATACGGTCTATGTAAGCTCTAGCGAAGCTGGTAAGCTGACGAATGTATCTCCCTCTGGTGAAGCTAACCTTATCCAGAACATAGGTAAGATTGAAAGAGCAACTCCCACCACTAACATGACGATTAAAGTTGGTGGTGCAGGTCGTACTAATGCCACTCCGAACCTTAATGACGGCAACATCTTTATTGGTGACAGTAACAACAGACCAGTTACTAGCGACCTAGACTCTGAGGTTCGTAGTCGTGTAAGTGCAACTGATGCTGGTGGCGATGGCTCATTTTCCTACAATAGTGGTACAGGTGTATTCACTTATACTGGCCCCTCAGCTTCTGAGGTACGGGCGCACTTGTCTGCTGGTGGAGACCTTAGCTACGACAGCAACACAGGGATCATTAGCTTTACTGAGCGTACTGATGCCGAGGTACGACAGTTATTCTCTGTCTCTGGTGATCTTAGCTACAACAACAGTACAGGTGTCTTTAGCTTTACTGAAAGGACAGACTCAGAGGTACGAGGACTCGTAAGTGCTTCTGGAGACCTAAGCTACAACCACACCACAGGTGTCTTCAGCTTTACTGAGCGTACTGATGCCGAGGTACGGGGGCTTGTGTCCGCCACTTTCTCAGGTGGGGATGGGGGATTTTCCTACGATAATAGCACTGGTGTATTTACTTATACTGGCCCCTCTGCTGCTGAGACCAGAGCGCACTTTACAGGTGGAACTGGTGTTACCATCACTAACGGTGACATTGCCATTGGTCAGGATGTAGGCACCACAGACAACGTACAATTTGGTAATGCAACCCTGTCGGGCTACTTAGCTGGTCCTGCTACCTTTACGATTGACCCCTCTGCTGTTGGTGACAACACAGGCAAAGTGGTTATCGCTGGTGACCTGCAAGTAGATGGTACAACCACTACGGTTAATTCTACCACTGTAGAGGTTGCCGACAAGAACATAGTTTTAGGCGCTGCTGCCACAGCAGACAGCCAGAACAATGGTGCTGGTATTACGGTTAGTCGTCCTGATGTAGGTAGCTCAGATGCTACGATTAGCTGGGACGAAACCAACGGCGAGTGGGACATAACCAACGGGTTAAATGTAGCTGGTAATATCCTGCTCAGTGGGACTGTAGATGGCCGTGACGTAGCAACAGATGGCACTAAGCTAGACGGGATCGAGGCCCTTGCTGACGTAACCGACACCGCTAATGTTGTAGCTGCACTGACTGCTGGCACTAACATCACTATTGCTGGTGATGGCACAATTAGCTCTACCGACACTAACACAGAGTATACCGCAGGAGATGGTCTCAGTCTTACCGGGACTGACTTTGATATAGACCTGACTGACACTACCATCTTTGCAGATGATGGCACTTCCAGTAGGGCGGTTAAGACAAGCTCTGCCGGTGTTATTCAAGATGGCAAGGGTGATGTACGGGACATACCCGAAAGTGCAACAACAGGCACCCTAGTAATTGGTGACGCAGGAAAGTATGTCCCTCTTGCAGCTAATATCACTGTCCCTGCTAACGTATTCTCTGTGGGTGACGCAATCACAATCTTTAATAACACTACAAGTTCTAAAGACATCACCGAACCAGCATCTTACGTCACTCTTAGGCTGGCGGGAGGTACAACTACTGGAACAAGGGCATTGGCGGCATACGGGCTTGCAACCTTAATCTGCGTAGATGACACAAACAATGCAAACGTATTTATCTGTAGTGGTGTGGGCCTGACATAATGACAATAATGCAAGCTCTAATAGGTAGCTATTCTGGCGCTGATGACTACACCTTTGAGATTTGGGGTGCTGGTGGCGGAGGAGGATGGGTTGCCCAGATCACAGGAGCAACCTTTGATCCTGATGCGAGTAGTGGTCCTGGCGGTAATGGCGCTTTTGTTTCTGGAACTCTTACGGGTCTGAGCGCCGGTACTACCATTGAATTGCTGGCTGGTGGTGCTGGTCAAAAAGGCACTGGCTTCCCTAATAACCCTCCGAGTGGTGACTATGCTTCGGCTGGTACTGGGGGTGGTGCATCTGCCATTCGTATCCAGAACGGCGATGTTATAGCTGTAGCAGGCGGCGGAGGAGGTGGCGGATCGGCTGGGACTAACCCCGCTGCTGTTGCTACGGGCGGTCGTGGCGGTAACTCCATTGGTGGGGGAAACCCATATGCCACTGATGTTGCCGATAGTAGCGGTGGTGAAGGTGGCCAGTCTGGATCAGAGACCACTGCTGGTACAGGGCTTTCTAGTAGCTCCTCTCCTCCCTCTAAAGGTACTGACGATCTTCAAAATGGTGGAGAAGGTGCTGGTGGTCAAAACTCCCTCTTCGGGACCGGGGAAGCTGCTACAGCGCACCCATCAGGTTGGGGAGGTCAAGGCGGTGACGCTGGCGACAACGATGGCCAAGAGGGCGCTGGTGGAGGTGGCGGTGGTGGCTACTTTGCTGGTGCTGGTGGCTCTGGGGCAACTGGTGGTGCGGAAAGTGGTGCTGGTGGCGGCGGTGGTGGTTCTTACACTAATTCCACCTACGTTCTCGGCTCTGCCTCCGATCAAGGTTCCTATCAAGCTGGGACTGTCCATTTTGCCAACGCTGTTGACCAGACTGCGGGGCTTTCTGCTGTTAAACATACCAGTACAGTAGGTAAGGGCGGCAATGGTACAACCAATACAGTGGGGACTAATACCGATGGTCAGCCGGGGGCTGTTTATATATTTAAGGGAAGTACAGTTGTAGCATCCGTAGAGACTTCAGCAGGAACCACAACTTACACAATTCCTACGTTACCGGGAAATACTCCTAGCACTCCGGGTACTCCTTTTTCTTACCTTTCCTTCGTGTCAGAATTTACGGACATTCAAAACGGTACTAGCGCCAGCGTTAATATTTCCTCTGCTGTTTCTTCAGGAGACCTTCTGGTTTGTATGGAGCATGGTGACAACACGGGTGACAGCAGCCCTCCCGGCCCCGGCTCACCACCAACTGGCTTTACAAAGATTGATGAATCTCAAGCAAACGCAGTATGGCAGCGGTTCTCTTACAGGATTGCAGATGGCAACGAGACAACTGTTGATTTTGGCCTGAGCAATGCCAATAACTCTGCGATACATGTCTCGATCTTCCGACCTTCTGGCGGGTCAATTTTCTCGGTGACGCCTTCTACGTTTAACACTGAGAATGATGCAAACAACTTCCCGTCTACACCCCAAAGTGTGTCAGCAAGTAGCTCTACAGCAGATGCTACAATCGTAATAGCTGCTGCCGGTAACAAAAACGAGGATGTAGCCTTTACATCAGGCTCAAACCTTACGAGTCAGTTTGAGACCAAAGATACTGGCATCACAGATTGGAGAAGTATTTCTGGATACAAGCTGTATAACGGCACTGCATCGGATCATTCTATAGACTTCTCATACACAAGTGACGATAGACCTACTGCAATCTCGGGTTACCTAGAAGTCGAACTCCATGATTCTGCTGATGGACCATTAGGAGGTGTACTTTTCTCGGCAACTGGTAGCCATAGCTGGACTGTGCCGAATGACGTTACGAGCGTTAGTGTCGTGTGTGTTGGTCCGGGCGGTGGACGATGGCAGACAAGCGTTCAAAGCTCCGGTGGTGGCGGCGGTGGTCTCGGCTGGGAGAATAACATTTCGGTTACTCCCGGTCAGACAATTACCGTGCAGGTCGGGGAGGCTCCAACTGCCGCTGCGGGTACATACGGTACAGACAGTTACTTCAAGGACACCTCGACGTGTGTGGGTAAGTCTGGACAAAATGCTACTAACAACACCACTCCGGGGTCAGGCGGCTCTTACGTTGGCACTGGAGGCGGCAATGGCGGTAACGGAGGTACTGGTAAGTTCAGTGGCGGCGGTGGCGCTGGTGGTTATTCTGGCGCTGGTGGAGCAGGCGCTTCTAATAATAACGACACTAACTATATTGGCTCTGACGGCTCTGGTGGGGCCGGTGGTGGTGGCGGTGGCTACTATGCTGGTTCTGGTGGCGGCGTTGGCGTCTATGGTGAAGGTGACAGTGGCACAGGTGGTAACGGCACCAGTAATAATGGCAATGGCGGTGGTCACGGTGGCTCAGGCGGTGAAGACGGCGTACACTACAGCGACAGCAGCCTGACAGGTAGTAAGTTTGGCGGTGCCGCTGGCTATAGGAACGGTACTCTGATGGGCAACGGTGCTGGTGAGGGTGCTAACGGCGCTGTACGAGTTATTTGGGGGACTGGTCGTTCCTTCCCAGACAACGCTAGTGTTTCGTCAGGCGAAGATACAACAACCTACACATAATTTAAAAGGATAATACTATGTTAGACCAAAAGAAATGGTTTATGTCCAAGACTGTATGGGGGGTGATTCTCATGCTCGCCTCCTCTACCTTAGCCAGCTTTGGCATTAATCTTGACGCAGCCTCTCAGGCACAGATCGTAGAACTTGTCATGCAGGGCATCACTGTAGGTGGTGGTGCATTGGCTGTCTACGGTCGAGTAACGGCTAAGACTGCAATCAAATGAGCAGGTCACTAAACTCGACAATCACTACGGCATTGGCGGCTGATGTTATTCAGCCGTTCTTTGCTATTGATCTTCTGTTTGACTCTCCTAATCAAGTGTATCTCTGGAATGGTATAGGCACTCGTACCATTGACAGTAAAGACTACGCTGGTGCAGGGGAGTTCCTACAGATTGACCCTATTGAGGAGACTGGGGATATTTCCGCTAGGGGAGCCACTATTTCCCTCAGTGGTATTGACAATGCCAGCGGGTCTTTGTTCGTTAAGGCTTTAGCTACTCCATACCAAGGCCGAGAGTGTAAGATTTACTTTGGTGTGATGGACAACCCCACAGACTATATCGAGATATTCTCTGGCTATATGGATCAGATGAACATTGACGAGGGGCCAGACTCTACGACCATTACCCTGACTGTGGAGAACAAGCTGGTAGCCTTAGAGCGTCCTGCTGGCACTCGCTATACCTCTGCTTACCAGAGAGACACTTACCCTACAGCAGGAGCAGGAAGTACACCTGACAAGGGCTTAGATTTTGTAGCAGGTCTACAGACCAAGAAGATCATATGGGGGGCTACTCCAGAGTGAGGTATCAACAAGAGTTCTTAGCTACGGTTGAGGACGACATCCGACCCCTGATACAAAAGCATTGGGAAGATATTGCCCTTAACAAAGACAAGATTAAGCTAAACCCAGACTGGGATGCCTATCACGAACTAGAGCAAAAGGGAATGCTCAAGGCTTTTACAGCCAGAGAAGGTGATAAGCTGGTAGGCTACTTTGTTGTGGTAGTTCAACGAAACCTCCACTACAAGGACCACCTCTTCGCCTCTAATGACATCGTTTTCCTACATCCCGACTATAGGAAAGGTCGCACTGGTATCAAGCTGATACAGTTCGCAGAGAAGTGTCTTAAAGAAGATGGCGTCTCAGTCTTGGCTATCAATACGAAGGTCCATGCACCTTTCGACAATCTGATGCAGTTCCTAAAGTTCTCTTTAGTTGAGCGCATCTATTCTAAATATATAGGAGACTAATATGGGTCAGAGCCTTGTAGGAGGTCTCATTGGTGGCCTAAGTGGTGCTGCTTCTGGTTTTCTCAGGGGTGGTGTAAAGGGTGCCTTGATCCTTGGGGCTGTAGGGTTTGTTGGTGGGTTTGCCAGCAGCTATCTTGCCAAGCAAGCCACAGCAGATGCCTTAAATAGCGCTATGGGGCCTACTTCTATCGGTCCCAGTACGGAGCCTAAATTTGGTGGCTACACAGTAAATCGAAGAGGTGCTGCACTACATCACCAAGTAATCTACGGACAAACTAAGGTTGGTGGGGCTATTGTCTTTGATGACGCTAGTGGTACTAATAACAAGTACCTTAGCCGCATCATTGCCTTTGCTGGACATGAGATCAATGCCTTCTCTCAAATCTACATGGGTAAGTATCTACTTTCCATTAGTGGGGACAACGTAACCTCTGCCCAAGAGATTGACGAAAAGGGTGCTGCTGTAGGCAGTGCCACAAACAAGTTTAACAATTACATCAAGATTCGAAGAGTTCTTGGGGATCATACCGCAAGTCTAGGCGGATCTGGTCTGACAAACTTCAGCACGAAGTGGACTAACAATCATATTCTTAGGGGTATTGCTCACCTAGCAATCGTCTTTGAGTACGCTGATGACGTATGGGAAGAGGGTCTTCCCGAGATTTCTGTTGTTATTCAGGGTAAGAAAGTCTATGATCCTCGTAAAGACAGCACCTCCAGTGCCTATGACTCTGGCCTTGGGGTTTCTACTCACAGGGCAGACCAGCCGGGAACTTGGCAGTATGACAACAACCCTGCACTGATAGTCCGAGACTTTCTCACTAACAGCATCTATGGCTTAGGTGAGGAAGACGCTAACATTGATGACGACCTTATAGGCACTGCTGCTAGTGTCTCTGAAGAGTCTGTGACGGATGGTGACAGGTACACTTGTAATGGCGCTTGGCTGACCTCTCAGCCTCCTGTGGACGTTATTGCACAGCTTATGACCTCTTGTGCTGGCTACCTGTGGTATGCTCAAGGTAAGTGGCGTCTAAAGGCTGGTAAGGATGTAAGTGCCACTGTCACACTGACTGAAGATGATCTGCGGTCTCCTTTGTCTGTGTCAACCCGACATTCTCGTAGGGATAACTTTAATGCCGTAAGAGGCACCTTTAGGGGGCCGAAGAGCAACTACCAGTTTACTGACTATCCTACGGTGACCAGCACCAACTTTGTCACTGTAGACGGTGGCCAAGAAAGCTCTATGGACTTGGCACTGCCATTTACTGATACGCCAGAACAGGCTCAGAGGTTGGCCAACATTGCCCTAGAGAAGAACCGCAGCCAGATCACGGTTGTTGGTAGCTTTGGTCTTAATGCCTTTCCTTTGCAGGTAAGTGACACAGTCAATATTACGAACACTCGCTTTGGCTGGACCAACAAACTGTTTGAGGTTGTAGCATGGGGTCTAAGTATTGAAGATAACAAGCTACAGGTTGACCTTGTTCTCAGAGAGACTACGACCACCACTTATGATGAGTTTCAGAACGTAACAGGCTTTGAGTCTGACAACACAAACTTGCCCGGAGCCTTGGGTGAGGTTTTAGTTGGTGACGTAAGCTCTACTACGGACGTTACTGGACTGACTGCATCTGGTGGTATTCGAGAAATCTCTGTAAACTGGACTAACCCTGTCAATAACAACTACAACTACACCAAAGTGTATTTTGACACTAACAGTACCATTTCTGGTGCTAGTACGATTAATGTAACAGGGCAGTCTTACAACTTTACGGGACTCGGTGCTAACGATACAAGATACTATTGGGCGCAAGCATATGACACGTTAGACAACCCTCTCGGCGGTCTAGCTGGGCCTATTAGTGCTACCACTAAACGTGCTGATACAGACGATATTATAGCACAAGCAATCACCACAGAAAAGCTCTATGACCTTGCTGTTACTACGGCCAAGATTGCAGACTTGGATGTCACGGCTGCTAAGATTGCTGATGCCACTATTACCTCTGGTAAGTTAATACAGGGGGCTTATGTTGCAACTGGTAATTATATCCCTTTTAGTACCGTCACCTCTTCAAGCGGTACGTTTACTACGCCAACGTTCGGCGCTGCCGCTAATGGGGATGCTTTCGTATTAGTAACCGCAAAATTAGTGGTCTTTGGGACTTCCACTTCCAGCTCTGGTATAGAAGCTACCTTAACAATCGACGGCACTAATGTTGATGGATTTGATCTTGGCAATGCTGGGGGAGGCGTCTTTAGGACTCAAACTCTTATTGGCGGGAAGGCTAATATATCTGGGTCATTTAACGTACAGCTTTCTTATCTCGGCGAGAATATCACAGATGACGAATACGAAGCTCGCATAATTGTCTGGAGGTTCTTCAACTAATGAGCCAAATCAAGTACACACAGTATGACCAACAAACCGGCAGGATTATCTGTCATTTTTTAGCTTTTGCCGAAGACAAGCACTTAAATGAACCTTGTATCGAAGGCCATTGGGATTTTGACACTTATAACATTGTAGACGGTGTTGCTGTTCCAAAATCCGACTCTGAGATTGAGGCTAAAGCCACCCACAAAGCGTGGGTAAACTTGCGCAACAGCAGGAACTTTCTGCTACAAGGTTGTGACTGGACTCAAGCACCGGACGCACCTGTAGACAGTGCAGCTTGGGCTACCTATCGTCAGCAACTCCGAGACCTACCGGATAACACCACAGACCCAAGGAATGTAGTATGGCCAGAGCCACCATCCTAATTTTTGCCGGGATCTTTTGGGCATCTTTGTTCGCCCTGTTTGCTGTAGCAGAACAGAAAGAGTTCTCGAAACGCAGCAAAACACACCTTAGTGAAATCCATGATGACCTGTACGAAGTGGTGTTTCTAGCTAGACTGATATCTGAAGTTCCTTTTGAGATCACTGACGGTCTTAGAACTATAGAAGAACAAAGAGACTACTTTAACAATGGTTTTAGTAAGACCATGAAGTCCAAGCACCTTACAGGTCATGCAGTTGATGTAGTACCAATCCCTGTTAGGTGGGATAGAGAAGCCTTTGAGCCGATAGCAGAGGCAATGAAGAAAGCATCCGACATCTTAGATATACCGATAGTCTGGGGTGGTGATTGGAAAACCTTTAAGGACTATCCTCATTTTGAGCTTAGGGAGAGGCCAGATGATAATAGAGATATTAACGATGGTGGGGGTACCGATTATAGTGGCACTGCTGTCCTCAATGGGTCTGTGGAAGTACCTACAGAGCAGGGCAGATCTTGAGCATCAGAGACGGTCAGAATTCCGCAGGACATTACAAGACCAGATCGACACACTTTCCGAACAAGTAGGCAAACTTAACTACCAGAAAGAATCCCTTCTCCGAGAGATAGCAGAACTCAGGGAGGCACTAGCCGAAGCTAAGGCCACAATCCTGCACTTAGAAGAACTGCTACGGAGACGGTCCTATGACAATAATTAAATTCCTCGCAGCCAGCTTCGCAGCCGTGTTCCTTCTGAGTGGTTGTGCTTCTCTGGGCTTAGTCACCCAAGGAGCTACAATCCTAGCAGAGACTACAGGCAATGCTCAGATTGAACAGGCTACGGAGATATTATCAGAAGTCAGTGGTGCAGCGGCCCCCATAGCTGGGATCGTTAACATCACACAGACTAACTGGATGTTATTAGGACTGTTGATATTGGGTTGGATGTTACCGTCTCCTGGTGAGATACTACGGACCATCTTTAATCCTATAGGGTGGCTAATCAGAACACTATTAATTAAGAAGTAGATTAGTCAAACTAAAACCCCCGCAGGTTGATTCCTACGGGGGTCTTTTTGTGCCTAAATTTAGGGTAGCTTAGAACTTAAGGCCAAAGCCCGCTATGAAGCGACGGTCACCAGACTCAAACTGGTCATCGTAGGACCAGCTTACCCGACCATCTACATAGACATTCTCGGCCAGATCCAGTTTGTAGCCAGCGCCAACTTCTCCGCCAGCCCAATCGAGAGACCAGCCATCAAGCCCAACAGCCGTGTTAGCAAATACATACTCACCACCCACAAGGCCGGGGTGAACAGATACCTCAAGGTCGCCCGTTATGTCACCCCACTCATTGTTCTCACCGAAACCTACAAGGTCACCCCCATCAGCACCCCAGTGGTAGTTAAGGCCAGGGGTGATTTTGAAGCTGCCAAACTCTGCATCAGTATAAGCCCGTGCTTGAAAATTACCGTCCGTAGAGCCGGACAACTCACCATAAGCAGATACAGCACCGGCACCTACGCCAGTACCAATAGCCACCAAAGTCTCGTTCTCAAACGTAGTGCCAAGCTCGACATAGGTATTTCCTACGCTGACAGGAGCATCTTGTGCTACTGCCGTACCAGCTACAAATAAGCTGGCAATCACAACCATAATACGGTCCATGTTTTCCTCATTATTATTTGGAGAGAGAATGTATCGGGTGGGAGCCGAAGCCCCCTTCTGTTCCAAGGCCCCCCGAAATAGGCCCGTCCCTTACGCTGCTACAGCGAGGGAAGGTGCAACATAGTTGTTAGCACTTATCGTGGTTGGTTCTTACGGAACCACTCGGTTGCCTCATTGTAGCATCTAGCACCAGTCGATCCTAGTTCACCCCCATCATAATAACACCCAAGACTTGTTTCCTAGTAGGATATTCTACTTTGGCACCCGGAGGACATATCCGAACCTTTCGAGTAGAGCATACCCTGGTGTTATTATGGTGGAGGTGCGGGGTACTGCCCCCCGGTCCTGCATACTGTCTTCTACAAATCAACGGCGAACAACTAGACCAGCTTCAGGATCTTATTTCCCTTGGGATTGGTCCCTGTTTCTGCGTATATCACAAGCTCATTTGCCCAAGTACCGGGGGTAATCTCCTCCAGATACTTGAGCAAGGTCTTCTTCCTGATCCTGACCGGCACTCTTACAGCAGCATTGAGGCTTACTGTACCGTACACCATATCAGAGCCTTCTACGAGCTTCTTAAACTTCTTTAGGTTGTATGCCTTCATAGAGCCTCCAGTGGCGTGTAGAAGTCCCAGACATACTCTGTGTAACTCATGCCCCCAGAGTAGTAATCAATCAACTCATTCATCCTAGAACACCCATTCTTCTCAATAAAGCCCTCAGCAATCATGTAGGCTTCCTCAAAGAACATCAGTTGGCTTATCTCAAGCTCAGACTGAGATACCTCTGGGTTTTCTGCCGCTATGATCGTAGACATAGCCCCAAGGTAGTCGATGGCTCTTTCCATTTGGACAACACCACACTTGTTAAAGTCTGCTGCAATCAGGGAGGCCACGTCACGGATATCAGCGAGGGCCTTTGTTGTGGGGTCTGCTGCAACAACACTGCTGCACAACAAACCAATAAGTGTGGCGACAATTTTCACAAGACCTCTTTATCCTCCAACCTGTTTATTTCCATCTCTGCGTAACGCATGACCTTGCGTAGGTCAGTGATACGGGACTGAGTGTAGTCCTGATCTGGGTACAGCTTGTCCCCCGCTCTACACGCATACTTAACTATATTCCCAACCTCAAATGGTAGGCGGTTGACCATTATGAAGGTCACAGGTTCAATTTTATACTTTGTGTAGTGACTAGGTTTAACAATGATATCGTCAGTGTTGTTCAGGTCTGGGTGTGTCAACTGAAAGCCTTCGTCGTCTAAGTCTTTGTCCATGTTTTCCTCTGTATAGGGTTTTGCACAAGCGTAACAAAAACCTCGCTGTTTTTTCGTGTCGTAAGAAAAGCCCTGCTCTCGGCAAGAGGGGAATTTAGCATGAGTGAGTTCCATTTAAATCTTTTCCTGCATGAAGATTGATATCCACTGCTTGCATACTTCGCTCCTTACTACGTCATCTAGAGTGAACTCGATAACAGGGACATTCACTCCGTACTTCTTACTAAGCTCTACAATCTTTGCCAGACCGTTAGCTTCTTTAAGGTCAGACTGTTGAACATCCCCATTAAGCACAATCTTAGAGCCTTCTGCTACCCTGGTCAACAGCATCTTGATTTCATGGGTAGTGATGTTCTGTGCCTCATCTACAATGATAAAGCTGTTCTCAAAGCTACGACCCCTCATCAGGGCTAGGGGGGCTATCTCGATATTCCCGTTCTTTAACGAGGTTTCGAGTACACCCTTCCCCATCCACTGTTCCAGAACGTCTAGGGTTGGCATGGCCCAGGGGGTAGCCTTCTCTAGCACGTTGCCGGGGAGGAACCCTATCTCCTTGCCTACAGAGACATGCGGTCTAGTTATGACAATCTTATCTATGCCCTTCTCTAAGTACATCTGAGAGGCATAACTAGCCGCTATGTAGGTCTTACCCGTCCCCGCTGGCCCCAGTACTATCGTCTGTGGGCTTGTTCTTAGTGCGTTTAGGTACAGCCTTTGCCTTTCCGTCTTTGGTTCCAGTGGCGGTCTTTTTGGTAGCTGCACTTTCTTGGACGACTTCCGCCCAGACGTTTTCGTCATACCGGATTAGTTTCGCTTCGTTGACATAGACATGGAAGAACAGTTCCCCTTTAGTGATCTTTGGCCCATAGGCCTCCTTTAGGGTATCTAAAGTCAGTTGGTCTCCTCGGACGACCCAACACTCTTTGAGGTCACTACGAAATACGTAGAACGTAATCGTTGCGTGCTTCTGGAGGAGCCTCGCCTTCCTACCGGGGATACGTAACTCTTCCCACCCCTCTGGCCACTCCTTTTCCCATGCCGTTTTAACTTCAGCCTCACTGTAGAAGGTCTCCCCGTCTTTGATGGACACTATGTCTGCACAATAGTCCTCCTTGACCCTCTTGATTGTATGGCCTTCCTGCTCCAAATAACTAATTAGAGCATTCTTTGCCTTGCCATCAAATTCGTCGTAGCGAACCTTGTCGAACTTAGCGTAGTTAGTCTTTTCCATATTCTACTAGCTCCTGGTAGCCACCTATATACTCTCCCTCATGGTTCCATATCTGAGGAACAGTGTCTAACCCAGACCACTTCATCATGTTCCGCATAAACTTGTTCCTGTATTCTGTTATATCAAACTGTTGATATGGTCGATCATAGACCTCTAAGGTCTCCTTAGCTTTCTGACAGGCAGGGCAGTTAGGTTGAGTGATGATTGTCCAAGCCATTAAGTCTTCTCCATTAGTGCTTTCCAAGATATGGGGAACAGGTCAGTCATATACTCTGCAATCTGTATTGCTACCTCTCTGGTCTCTGCTTGGCTGTCAGGCCCCAAACGGAGCTTACACATATCTGCAAAGGCATCTAGGCTACCTGACCACCACCAAGAGGTCATCATAGACTGTGGTAGCATCATACGAGCTTGCTCTGGTGCTACACCATAGGCTGTCATATATTCGTACATATACAGCACACGGTCCATAATCTCTACATACTGCGATTGCAGGAATTGCTGGTGGTCCCGTTCAAAGGCATCACCAGAACCCTGCTTCTTGTTGTCTGGTCGAGTGCGCCAGAAGTCAGGGCTGTAGATGTCAGGCTCTTCATCAACGTACCTACGGCTCACCTCGTTCCAGCGTAGGAACTTATGCTTCACCAGTTGTCGGGCTACAAAGACAGGAGCATCCACCTTGAAG